GATGTTTGAAAGGACAAGTTGCGGATTGTTACTTGGCTGCTTGTTGAACTGAGCGTACCACCTACATACCCACGAATTTGGTTTACACCGCTGGTACGATCCCAGATAAAGGTGACGGGATTCCAAGTTCCCTTTTCTAAGGCTATTGAGGCCGACATTGTGTTTGTTGAGCCACTGGCGACAAAGAAAGTTAGTTCAGCATTAGAGGTGCTTACACTCTGAGACAAATAGCACCCGAACCCGTGCCCATTGCTTTCGTTGAACTTCTGTAGCACCATTTGGTTGCTATTTGCCAAACTTGGTGCATATATTTGAAACTGAAAAGATATAGAGCTAGAGGTTGGATCGAGACGGCTAGCACCGTCTGGGTTTTTAGTAAGAAATCCATAGCTTGATCCTGCTATGTCTCTCACTGTGATGTAAGTTCCCTTAGCCGTAGTATCTCCCGTATTAGAGCCTGAAAAAAACAAATATCCTTTGTTTTTGGGGAACCTTTGATAAACGTAGTTCTCAAATCCCGTCAGTTTATCATAAAACAGTTCCGACTCAAAACGTGAACCATCGAATGGAAAACTGTTTACCAGCTTTTCAAACGCAGCATTTACCTTTACTTCGGCGGAGTTGAAAAATACGTGATTCTCGAATGCACTCCAATCAACATTTAGCTGCTGAGTTGATTTTATACCGGAACCTATTGGGTCGTATCTAAACGAACTTGTAGCACCAACCGCTGTCGTAGTAGCAAATTGCCCATCTTCATGGCTGAATGTGGATAACCCCCCGTCAGGGTCTGTTATTCCACGGATAATCGACGGAGAAAATACTCCGGGCCGAGTACGCAGCAGTCTTTGGGTAGGAGATAAAAGTGTCACGCAACAACAACCTTGAACATAAACCGTTGGTTCTCAATGAAAAGACCGCCGTTGTTCTCTTTTATCAACATCTCAATCTCCAGTTGACGATTCAATGGTAGATCAGACATATAAAGGTCAAAATACATACCTTCACCATCAGCCGACATCTTTGTACCATTATCTGTCTCGTCAAATGGAATAATCACTTCCTTAGTATATGGGTCGATAAGTCGCCAATGCATATTCTTGAAAACTTTTGGGGTGGCTTTATATGGGAGATAAAAACTCGTAAGTGTTGTGTCAAAATCATAAACAAAAACACGTAATCTTGCAACGTCGGTGTTGATATAATTGTCTAATAGATTGGTGATGTTTATGCCATAGTTCTTTGGATTTACAGCCGTGTTGCTTCCCATAAGAACAGACATTGGGATATCTTCTGTTTCAGAAAAAACCACGGTCTTATCTAGCGAGGTCCATACTGGACGAAAAAACAATGTTTTCGATGTTTGCATAACATTCGATAATCCAAGCGAGTTCAGTGGTATAACCACATCAGCATAATATGAACCAGTTTGATTTATTCCTCCATCCTGTCTCTGTGAACCAGTAAAGCTCGCAGAGAAATATGCCCAAGAAGCCGACTGATAGGTTATTGTAGCGTTGTGCGAGAAGCTGTAGGTAGTTGCTGAGACATACTGACTTGCGGACGCTGATAAGGTCAATAGGAGGCTTCCTGACCCTGTTATGACTGTGCTGCTGGAAACAAAGTTTGTTGCCACACCATATGGGGCAAAATATAAACCTATCTTATTAGCATAATCAAACCAAGTTTGAACTTGGTTATCGAAAAAGGAATCATCGTATTTTATAACGAGAGCAGGATGTAAATTGGTGTTTTGTGATTGTCTTGAAGAAAATCTTTTCACAAAGCGTGTGGTGCCATCTGTTTCCTGACTGCCCGTATAAGCAATACGATAACCATAATCAGGTAATATACCCGCAAGGGTAGCACTAACAGCAGGTGTTATGTCTATAAACAAGTCTTCATCACCTCTACCAAAGCTTTGTGAGAACGTTAGTGGAACATAACCAGTAGAAGAGAGAAAAGAAGTATAATAGTCTACATTAACTTGTTCTCTGGAGCCACTTGCATTGATACCGCCAGAAGACCATGTAGTTATTGTAGCGCCATTAATAGAGGCTGTCAGCCAGTTGACAACATCTAGATCTCTGTAGCCAATAACATCGTTGCCTCTGCCTTCATCAAATGATTTGGCGAGTGGATTTATCACAAGCGTATAGTTGGATGGAACAGTTTGACCACCATATACGTTTTTCAGTCTAACATAAGCTTTGAAGCTAGAGTCAGAGTAATTTATTAATGACCCAGTAAGCCGTCTCAATGAATCAATATCGAACTGAATAACTCCACGGCTTAACTCTATTCCAGAGGTTCCCACTTCCATGGGAGTTTCATTATATAGTTTGAACAGATCGATGGTCCCAGCTTGGCCAACATTTGAATCAACAGAACTGGAAAGATTTACCCTTCCACTTTTGATGATTTTATTGGTTACGTATCCATCTTTATTAGCTTTTAGTATCCGATACATTCTTTCGCTACTTCCTGTTCACTTGGTAAATAGTATGACCTTCCACGATAAAAACGGAAGACCAGAAACTAGCTAGCTCTTCCATTTAGGTCGAAATTTTTATACTTGACTTCGAACATACCGCCAGCTGGAGGAATAAGAATGGAGTTGTTTATTAGGTTGCTGGCTATGTCATATTTGTCGGGACTGTATAGTCTGCCTGAGATTATACCTGTTAGGTTCTCCGCAGTGAGTCCTCTTATCGCAAGGACTCCTGTGTTGTTATAGATTATGTTGCGAATATCGTCCAGAATAATTGGCTGGTCCATTTGATAGTTGCCGATATTGAAATATTGAATCAACTTACTTTGAACGTTTTGTAATACGAGTTGTCGGTTGAATGTTGGGTCAACAGTTATATCGTAATTGATTTGCAAATTGACGATTCTACCATCCAGAATATCGATAGCATCCGAAATCATCCGATATTGGTTTAGATATACAGCAAGGTTTTTCTTCAACAGATCAGGAGCAATAACCAGCTGATTTTGCTGGTTTCTGCATAGTAGAAACAGTCTTGCCGCATTGGGATTATCTGGATTGCTACGAATGGAGGCACGATAAACTCTGCCGAAGTTTGCTGGCAGTGAATAGATTCTTGCCAGCAAATCTTCTTTGCTAACAATTCTAGACTGAGCATTTCTAGCCGATGGAACTTGGAGTCTAAGTTCGTCAAGAGTAGGGGCATCTGACCCGCCGACCGCTGCCGTATTGTTGTTTGCGTCCGTCGATGACCGTACATTCAATGCCGCTGTATTACTTGGCCCGTTGGGAAACGTCATGTTGAGATAGCTGACCTCAGATATGCTTTGTGGAGGTATATTGTGATTCATACCTCCACCCGCTCGATATGTCACAGTTATGGTAACGTTTGGAGCAATCGCCCCAAGTGTAGATGTGCGTAAAAGATTGTTAGGGTCAATAGTAAAACGAGAAAAGTTCGTTTTACCGTACAAAGGCAGAGCAGCCTCTGATGGATCTGGAACAATGTCGTCATTCATTGTCTGACCTGAACCACCACCAAATATCAGAGTTGTCTGGCGTAAAGAAATAGATGTCGTTCTATAAAAACGGAATGGTGCAGGTAATATCTCCAGATTCGCCTCCACATATAGCTGGTCAGTTGGAGTTGATGTTACCGGATTTCTGTTTTTTACCGAGCGGAACACAGTGTCTTGCGTAAGAAAATCAACTTCATAATAGATGTTTCCGTTGGAATCAACAACCGATATAATATCAGTGACATCTCTAGCTTGCAGGTTACATCTTTTGAACGCTTCAAATCCATCTACCGTAAAAGTCTCGGTTCTGTTTACACTTGATAGACAGTCGCCAGTGGCTGTGAAAATATAGTTTAGCGGGATGTTATCTGCGTCAACATCCCCAACGCTCCTGTTCATGAAGCTAGCGTATGACCCGTCGCTCTTCGTTTGGGTCATATCGATGTCTTCTATTAGCTGAAAAGAAATACCAGAATTACTATTTACAATCGTATCTGCTTTGATAACAGGTAATGCGGAACTATCGTGGGTGCCATTAAGAGCAGGAATACGAACAAAGAAGGTCACGGCTGCTACTGCTGGTGCAGCACCGACAATCCTGACACCAGCTTCTCTTAAAAGCTTTTCTAAGTTTTTTGGCTCAACAGCTGTTTCTGCGTTTAGCTCGCCAAACTGATGATCTAAATAAAAACTCTGAACATCACCGATATAGCTAGCTAGTTCAATAAGCAAACCGCCGAAACCATTTGGCGAGAAATCTTGGATTTTGTCAGGAAAAAAGTTTCTGGAGTACTCTTCCAAGTCATTGCGAAACGCATCAAAATCTTTGTTTAGATATTTGCGCTCACGGATGGCTTGTTGGATTGTTCGTCTTGTGTCAACAGGCATAGATTACCTTTATAGTTTTAGATATGGAACTGATTCACTATTAGGAAAGTGAGAATGTTATTTGCAGCCGGGTCGTTGTTACTTGTGCTCTTGGAATACTGTAATCTACAAGTATTGATACATTACCAACACCTTGATAGTTTGCATTTCCGGGTCTGCTCTCAAAGTTTTCAAGCTCTACATAAGGCATCCAAGTTGATACCGCAGTCATTATTCTACTCATCGCAGCAGAATCAAAAGCGTCCGCACCACTTTCATATTCGGTAACTAATGGCAATAAGTTAGCTCCATAGTTATAACGACCTACTCTCTCGCCCCAGTTAGTCATCAATAGGTCTTTTAGATTGTTTTTCATCTGTACTCCTACATTATAACTCATTGCCAATAATCCCTCGTCATTATTGCCTATAGTCAAGGGAGTCAAAATCCCTATTCTGATCGGCGTACTAACGATGGCGGCTACTTGAGCTTCAGCTTCCTGACCTGTGATACCAACACTCCTAAAACTTATCATATAACACCTAGTAAATACTATAACCCGAATAGTCTACGAATTTGGTCTGAGGATAGGTTGCCAACGGCATAATCAACTGTCACAGGCTGTGCGACATTCGCTGACGTATTTGTTGTGCCAGTGCTTCTATCAGCCCCTCCGGTCGCACCTGCTCCGGTCGCACCTGCTCCGGTCGCACCTGCGGGTGTCGAAGCCACAAACTCTGCAAAGGTTATACCAGATGGTCCTTCGGATACTGCTGGCACCACAGGAAGAACAAGTCTGGGAGCATCGGCTGGTTTGCCTGCTGTTATATTTCTTATAGCTGTATTGGCTGCCGCCATTGCACCCTCACTAGCAGCTTTATCGGGATTTGGAACAGTTGATCCTGCTATACCTCCATGTTGCGTGCTCTGATCACAAAGCGGAAAGAATGAGCCAATGATGGGCATCGGGTTTAGTAGGCTTTTTATAAAGCACCAAACCATCATGAGTATTGCTAAAGCCAGCATTAGGGCGAATAGCTTCATGGGGTCATTTCTATCTTTTGGAGTACCCGGTGGCATCTTGCTAAAATCCACTGGAAGAGGTGGTAGGCTTAGAAAGGCGTATATTGCGC